GCTAGAGCACCAATCTTAGCATTAGTAATCGCATCATCTGCTATCTCAGCAGTGTCTACAGCATTGTCCTGTAAGTGTTCATTACCAATAGCATTATCGGCTATCTTAGTGTCGTCAATTGCATCTGCTGCTATCTTTGCAGTTGTAACAGCCAAAGCATTGATCTCAGCAGTATCAACAGCGTTATCCTGTAGATGCTCGTTACCCACAGCATTATCTGCCAACTTAGTATCATCAACAGCATCAGCAGCAAGCTTAGCAGTGGTTATACCACCATCCTTAACTTGAAGTGTAGAAGAACTATGTTCAATAGTACTGTTATCTAGATCAATACCAACACCATCAGTATTTACATAAACAGCAGCCCTTGACCCAGCAACTTCAGTAGCAGGATCTACGCTTAATAGAGAACCCGCTCCACCACTAAGGCCATTGCCCTGAGCAGAAAGCCTAAGTTCACCAGAACCATCGGAAGCTGTAAGCTCAAGACCAGGATCTGTATTTGAAAGATCGAGGTCAAAGCGGTTAGCTCCACCATTAAAAGTCATACCATCTCCACCACCAGGGTGGGTTTCAGTACTCCACTCAGAGCCGTTAAAACAGTACTTAGTACTTGAGTCTTTATCAAAAGCACAGGCCCCCGCTCCTTGAGCAGAAGCATCCCATACTACAACAAAGTCTGAACCATCATATTCTACAATATCATCATCACCAACCCCAGTAATAGTACCAAAGTTAGCATGCAATGATGCAGAGTTCTCTATAATGTATCGAGCACCAGTAGCTGGAGTAGCTCCAGGATCTAGTGTGTTATCTGTTTGGATATCTAGTACCGGTTGTTGGTATGCGGACTCTTCGGAGAAGATATTACCAGCAATACGTAGACTAGCATTCCATTTTGTACCTGTTAAAGCCATAATTAATTACCTTAAATAGTTTGAATTAAATGAATATTATAGGTTGACTCGGGCGCGCTGTGAGCTGTTAATAAGATAGTGTCATTATCTAAATAGTCAATAGTCTCAATAAAAACTTGTGACTTAGAGCCAGGTTCATATATCCAGACCTGGATCTTAGTTGAGCTAAATCCGTGGGAGATTACCTTAGTATTCCCATCAGAAGTTTCCCAGTCAAACACACCCGTGTTCCTAGTGTCTGATACATTTATGTTTACCCACTTAGATCCGTCATACTGGGGTATCTGTCCCGAAGTAAGTCCAGTGAATAATGTATCATTTAATGATCCGAAGTTAGTATTGGGAGGATCAGCCCAAGTTAATGTCCCAGTACCATCTGTTTGCAAGAACTGATCAGTATCACCATCATTAGTAGGGAGAGTTAGTGTATAGGAAGAGGAGATAGAACCGGGTTGTAGAGTTAATGTATAAGGGCCTGACTCAAACTTAAGTGTAGAAGATAGTTGTAGATTTGGTGCATAGACCAAACCATTACCATCCCCACCTAAGGTTGTAGCATTAGCATTAAGCCGTATCTCAGCAGACGAATTAATAGTCTGTGCAGCAGTGTTATCAATAGGGAAAACCGACCCTAATTGGTCGATCCTCTCTAGATTGTAACGTGCGTCAGCTGTTAAATCATCTGCTAGTCGGAGCTTAAGATTTCTAGTAAGTCCGGCCATCGTCTAGCCTTATTTTAATTCAGATAGATCTATATACTCTACTACAATCGTGCATTCTCCAGCAGTTGGAGCAGCCGTGAAATTAATACTAATCTCACCAGACTCGATTTCATCAGTAACAGCAGGAGCTTGTGCTCCAGTTACAGACAAGTCAACAGCGCCAGTAATAGCCGTTCCACCAACTTCAACAACGGCATCAGTAGCCCCTGTTACACCAGCCGCAGAGTAAACTGAGACTGATTTGATTCGTGATTCAACCGGAAGACTATAGTTGGATAGGAAATCAGATGCTCCATCAGCAGAGAATCTATATGTAAATTTAGCAATTCTAACACCAAAGTGTGATGCTTGTGTAGCGCCTGATAGGGCTTCTCGCTTATTAGCTACTCGACCTGGAGCTACTCTTGAAGATGCTGTAGGCATGTTCTATTCCTCTTATTGGTTAGTGAAGTTATGTTTATATACTTGTTGTATCCAGTCTAAGAACTCCTGAGTAGAGGAAGTACCTTTGCCTATATTACAGGAAGTACAACAAGCTACTGAGTTTTCCTTAGTATATCCTTTTGTATTGTCTTCTCTATCAATACCATTACATATAAACTCTCCATGATTTCTTGCGTTATTAAGAGAGCCATAACATATTTTACTAGAGGAGACCCCACAGTAGTAACAGGGTTTTACTACTATTTCTTTATATTCTTCAAAGGTTAGAGCAAAAGGTAAGCCTCTTCTCTTAGCACTACCCATATACCCTACGTAAGAACTTCGCGCTCCTGAGTGTCCCTTGGGAGTTCTAAGGGAACGTACATGAGTTTGACAACCACATGATTTTATTTCCCCATTTTTAACCTTTGTACTGGGTTTCTCAGTATAAGATTGACAAGCCTTACAGTAAAATTGCCAAATTCGTGTACGATTATGATTACTCTTATTCATATCACGGATTGCTACTAAGTGTCCATAAACTTGACCTGTAAGGTCTGACCTGGGTCTTGGCATTATAAAACCTCCTTAGGGTTATTATACATAAATACCCAAGCCTTGTCTAGTTTCTTTTACTGATTAGTAAATCCAGTGATGCTTGCAATTGCAGCAGGGTGTTTACATAATAATAGATTAACACCTCTCATGAATTGTTGCACAGTATCAACATATTGTCCACTGTTTACTTTCAAATGGAAGTCTGCCATGTTACCATACTTAGCAACTTTCATCTCATCACCAACATACTCCATGACCTTATCACCAGAGGATTTAACTTCTGGAAGCATCCAGATTGCATCTTCTGGGCAATATTCAGAAGCACCCAATCTCAATTGAGTCTCACCATGTACGTAGTTGAATTCAGCAGAACCACGAGTATTATCAGTTACAGCAACGAATCGTCTATCAGCTTCTTTAGACTCGATCAATGCAGACCGTGTTTGATAAGAAGTACACATTTTCTTCCAAGAGTAACGATTAGGTCCAACCCTACGCTTAGCTTTATTCATTGCTTGTTCGATGAACTTAACATCGATAGAAGCTCCATTAGCATTAATATTAGATCCTGCTAAAGCGCCTTCTAGATTCATTCCATGAACCAAACGTCCATCAGCAGCTGCTAGTCCTTCGTATCCAACTATAGGAGTAGAAACACTACCATAATCAAAAGAAGAGTCTAGGTCTGGGAAGATTTGTTGATCATATCTATAGAAGACTTCATCAGCTAAAGGCTCTTGAGTAAGAGTAGCACCTGTTGCAGTAACAGCTGCAAAGCTAGCATCTAGCCCAACACATAATACAGTATTGGCTAGTTCGTCAATTTCAACAACCTGCCAATATGTAAGAGTTTGTCCACCATTTGTGATGTCAACAAGAGAAGCAGTTCCATCTCTTTCCTTAAGGATAAGGATATCATCAGTCTCAAACCATCCAGCATAGGATAGTTTATTAGTAGCAGATCGATCGTTATTCAAAGTAAATCGTCGTCTAATTTGGTCATTAGAGTTAGCTGCAACAGCAGATCCTACATGTCCCAAAGCGCCAGTTCCATCCCTATAAATCTCAGAAGCCATAGTTCTACGAGATCCATCCAATGATAGTTCAGCTTGAGTAGCCCAAAGCTCAGCATACTTCTCAGGAGTCTCAGAAGCACGAGCCAATAGGTTACCATCTACTTCGATAGTAGTTTGAATTTCTTTGAAAAATGCAGAGTACTCTTGGTGAGCAATCTTGAATCCCCTCGGGAATGGACGATCGGATACACCAGGGTTACGTCTCTGAGTACTAGCCGGAGCTAATGAAGTACTCAATTGGAAGTCATATTGACGACCAGGAGCAACCTTAACGTTATGCATTTTAATCATATCAAAATCTGAGTAATCTCTAGATGTTTGATGATAGATCCCCTTAGAATAGATGATCTGTAGAAACGTACCTAAGTCTAATTCTGAAATGTTATTTATAGCCATTTGTTTGCCTTTCGTTTATGTGGACTAGGGTTATTTAAGCTTGCCCTTAGCCCATAATTGTCCTAAGTTTTGTGCCCAGTTACCTGAATCTAAAGCTTTATCAATAGAATCATCACTATAGCCCTTGCGTACTTGCTGCTGGGCGTTGGCTGTAGCTTCTGTCTTCTTCTTATCTATAACCCTCTTAGTGTTCTGTCTAACCTTACGATTCACACCTTTTAGAAGTGGAGTCGCATAAAGTCTAAACTCACGCTCAATAATCTTAGGAGTTACCTTAACCCCTTGTTCTTTAAGCTCATCTAGAGTGTTAGTTACTTCCCTAAACATAGCCTTATTGTGTCTTTGTTCCGCAACCGAATCTCCAAGTTTACCATCAAAAGTATACTTAAAGTAGATTGGATTAACCTCAGACTGTAGCCTGTTTAATTCCGCCTTGGTACTTTCTTGATTTAAGCGCTCTTCACGCTCTTGCTGTTGTTTTTCGAAAAGATCTAATCGTCTCTGGAGATCAGCAGCTTTATCTTCTGCTTCAAACTTTGCAAGCTCATCTTCAGTAGCATGGGTACGCTGTTCGTGCCTAGCTATCTTCTGTTCCATCCAAGCACTAAATCCACCCTGGTCAGAGTTTAAGTGATCAATTAAGCCCTCAAAACCTTTCGTATCTACAATACTTTGTAGGTTTGAAAGTGCATCTTGTGACTCATTTAACTTGGATACTTGAGCTTGTAGAGCATCTCTTTCTGACTGTAATCTTACCGCATTAGCAGCTTTTTGAACATACTTAGTCATACGTTCATGATCAGAGAAATCTACCTTTATATTTCTACGCTTACCATCTTTGCCCTTAACTGAAATCTCCTTTACAGAATGTCCATCATCTGAAGATTCTGCGTCGTCTGAAGACTCTATTTCGGTTTCTGGTTCACTGTTGTCATCACTCTTAACTTCCTCTGTCTCAGTTCCAGAAGGTTCAGTATCCTGAAGATCCTCAGATTCTGTCTCGGGTGATGTATTCTCTATTGGTTCAGAAACAGCAGAAGACGTGGCCTCTGCGAAAGCTTCTGCAAATATGTCACTACTTGATTGAATTTCGTTACTCATTATATTCTCCTTTTATATTGTATGATGTACTTAGGAAGTCTAAGTGTACCAAGACTCCTCAAACCGACACAAGGTCGGCAGAATGTGGGGGAGGAGTATTACTAGTAGTATAATACCTATTCTGACTTATGTCAATACCTTTATGTATGCTTTTCTATAAATATCTCCACACCCTGAAGTATGTATTGAGAGGTATCAAGTCTTTATGTTAGATTGACACTATATATTTTATACTTGCATAGGCAGTAATGGACTAGGTGGAGCTGACTGCGTTGGTAAGCCTGGCTGAGTAGGCTGCGCTGGCGAAGCCATACCAGTAGACTGCTCGGATGCTCCCATCTGCTTACGTTCCTCAATATGCTGGTTTATTAGGAGCTTAGCGTCTGCATTTAGATCAAAGAACTCCCTAGTCATGACATACTCTAAACTAGCAGCTAGCATACCCACATGATCCTGGTTAGGCTCTGGGGCTATATACACTAATGTCTCTATCATCTCGTCAAATACTTCCATCTGTCTAGTTTTAGACACACGAGTCTTATCGGTTAAGCCCCTTAGTTCATTTAGTTGTAACATGTCTACTATCGTGGACTGAGGTACTTGTGTTTTTTCAAAGAATGGCATAAGTTGCATAATCTCCCCCCGTCTAGTTAGAGGATCTAATGAGAAACTCGCACCATAAGTTACCTTTAAATCATACCCCCCATCTAGGTCCATAGTCTTTACTTCCATAGTCTCTAATGGGTGTTCCTTACCTATAATGTGGTATAGTCTATCTATATCAATATGCTTACGTGTAAGTTTCAAGAATTGCTTATATATACTTTCTACTGCTTTAGTGTACTTGTTGAATAGGCGCCTACGTATCATAGATCCTTGAGCAGCTGCGGATTGTAGTGCAGCATTTGAGGTCTCCCTCTGCATATGTCCAAATTGAGAGTCATTAACCCCCATTATATCATCTATTTGTTGCTTTTCCCTATCCATTAGAGGTCCCATGTCCCCCAATAGGGCTGGCATTTGTAGATGGTATGGTCCTGCTGGGCCAGATACTTTAACTACCTTAAAGGATGTGTTCACAAGGCTATCATCTGCTAACTCATTACCAGCAGGTAGGACTAGTGTTACAGCTGCATGGGCTGCTGCGTTATCTAAAGCAGTTAACATAAGCCTATTTAGGTTATTCTGTATAGGGCCTACGTAATCTAGTACGGATTTCCCATATACTGTATTGGGTATATCGATATGTGTTAGGATGTGGTAGGGTAGTTCCGCTTTTTGTGGAATCTTCTCCAATTTTGCAGCTACAACATCTTCTCCCAAATCTTTATACTTAGATGTAATCTTTCTGACAGTTTCAGCTGCGAGAAATCTGTGTGGGTTTGGTTTAATCTTACCAAGAACTGTCCCATCTTTAAGACAGAGACAATACCTCCCATCATATCCGTTTTCTGGTAGTCCTTTTTCCCAATATTCATAAATCTCTACCTCTCTCCCAGGCTTATCTGTGTTCATTGTACTGTGTGTGGGGTTACCTGCACTCGATGCTGCGGATGTTTCCAATAGTTTCTCATGTTCAGGCCACTTAGACTTAGCCTCCTCTATATCCATGAAGATCTTTTCAAATAAGTACCTAACTTCAGCTACTTCTTCTGAGTGTTGGTCTAAGTATACATTCCAAACAGAAGGAATACGGACGTTTATATCACCCTCTAACTGCAAATTACCATCATCATCTACATCAATGATCTCACCCCTACCAGAATCCCATACAATTTTAAAGTAACCAGTACCATAGGTTAGAGTATTCAGTGTAAATGCGTCAACCCTATCTGCCATGTTGTATGTTGTACGTCCATGATCTACTAATCTATCCGCGGCTAGGGCTGCTAGTCTATCATCAGGATCGGTTGTAGTAGGTTCTGCAATAACTGAGGGTGGATTTGAGGACATTTGGGAGTGTATGAAGTTTAAGTTCCTAAAAGCATAAGCAGAATTCTGATTCACTTGTGCTGAGTCTAAACTTGAGGACTCTCTATACGTGCCAAACTCTGGATGGGAGTTAACTGAGGTAGTATTAATCAAACCTTCAGCATCAAACATTAGTTGCTCATTCATTTCCCAATGATGTTCAAATCTTGATCTGTAATCAGAGGCCTCTCTAAGCCTTCTTGATAACTCTTTCTTAGCTTTTTCATTATCCCAAGCTTTAATTTTCATCAGTATCCTCTTGGTAGTTTGCGTTGGTTACATAACCCTCAACGAGTTCCATACCCCTGTGATCTTCTAACCCATGTTTTACCATAAAGGGAGTTAAAAGTCCAAGGATTTTATGTAGCTTATCACTACGCTTACCCTCTTTATAGCAAGTAGTAGCTTTTTGTAGTACACACCTCAAGTATTTATACGCATTAGTGTCTTCATTAAACTCCACACGTTCCATAGCATCCTGTACTTTTTCTGTTAAGCAGGGCTTATACTCTGGATCTTTAGGCATTTCTATATCAACAGATATTTTCATGTCTACACCTTGTTTCCTATCTTATGAGTAGGGCCGTCTGAGTCTCTTAATTACCTCAAACGACCTATAAAATAATTCTTCTTTTTTCCTACGCTCTTCACGTATACCAATGTATAGTCCACCCAGTATGGGTATTAGTACGACTTGCATTGTAATAAAGGCTACCATCTTCTCCCCCTATGTAACTTAGTAAGAATCTTATGGACTTCCCGCTTAGAGTATTCCTTCTGTTTCTTATGATACTCTTTAGCTTCAGCTTCTCTCCTCTTATTGTCTTGAGAGATTATCCACTCATCCCTGCTCATATTTCTCAAATCTTCTTCAGGAGGTGGTATAAGATCTGCGAAATAATTACCACAATCTATTAAATGATAAGCATGTGAATTTATTATCTTACCTGAAGCATTCCTTTGGGCATTGGTTAACTCATCAATTAACTCAGCACAATTCACATCCACAATCTTAAGTTTACCATTTGATAGATGCTTTTGATAGTTCTTTATTAGTTCCTCTTTCCGTCCTTGATTCTTTGCATAAGGTGCCATATAGGGCGGAGTGCATCCTCTGGAAGACGAGTGACCAATGTGTGGGGTAGCAGCAGGATCACAGATACGACGCACGATATTATAGGGAGCCGTCGCCGCTTGGCAATAGTCGTAGAACGCCACCGGATCTCTAAGTCCATCTATATACTCCGCCTTAATACAATACCAAACTTTAGTCTTAGGATGCTCGGCCCAAACCGTCAATCCGCCTCGGTTTGAGCCAGGATCTACACACTCTGCATGTCTCCATGCTGTGTTATAATCAGAAGGCATTTCTGTGATCATAGTATCAGCATCTAAACTAAATACATGTTCATCACCAACAGCCCATTCACCCTCTAAGATTGTTCTCTTCTGGGATATAGATAGACCTTCTAATGCTGTTAGTTCAGCTTCTTTATCTACCCCAGGTACGTCTAACCTGCTCATTCTATAGCGCTTAGCTACAGGTTCTTTAGCTGCATCTACTTGTTTACGAATCTTTACATTAATAGACTTGGGTGTGAATGTAGCAAACCATAGTGTATGTGGCCTACGAGTACGCCTCTGTGTTTCCTCTAATACAGCCTGTTTGGCTGGCATCTCATCTAACCATACAATATCAGCATCATATGCTTGTAGATTATCTATAGCCTTCTGTGAACCATCTGAATGTGACAAGAAGATAATCTTATGTCCCTCATCCCTATGTTCTACATGCTGGAGTACACCCCCACTCCTTTTTTCTATCCAATCTCCAGGTGCAAAGAAGGGTTTGATCTTCTTAGACCATAGCTCATTCTCTAGAATACTCCTAGACTTACCAATAACTAAGCATTGAAGTGGTCTATTTTTCCAATCTTCTGGCATTGACCAATACGGATGTTTGTTTAGTATTAACCAAGTAAGCTCACGCCCACCCACAGCAGACTTACCGCTACCATTACCCCCTATTAAGTATCTGAATTTAATCTTAGAAGTATCTTTGAAGAATGCTGTTTGAGATTCATTGGGTCTAGAATCTTCGAAATTAGGGTCAAAGCATTCCTGTAACTGCAAAGCTTTAAGCTTAGCTGTTGCTGCTGCTTTTAATAATTCCCTAGTGTTTATATTCATTAAAGGATTAACCTATGTATGCTACCATAAGCTGACCATCACTCGTACAGTTAATTTTAACTTCACTACCCCAAGCTCCACCAGGAGCAGTTACTACACCAGAGGCTACAGCTGTACCCGTACTGATTGCTGCATCTTCAATTAAGTGATCATAAGTAAATGTACCACTAACAACTAAGAACCTGATAGGAGCTTCATTGCTAATGATTTTAATCTGTCTAACATCACCATTCTTTAGGTTATATTTTTTAGTTCTAACTGTCATTCTTCTTATCCTTTAGTTTTGTATATAGTCCGTATGGTGTGATCATACTATCTTCTTTTTCATTAATAACATCTGTTACAAACTCTGTACACATAAACATACCAGTCATTTGCCATAGATTCTTTTTGGGCAGGATTGGTATTAAATATCTAAGTCCTAAATATAATAGACCAAGTATGTCATACTTAGCTCCCAAAGTATTTGGTATTTCGTATAAGTGATCTTTGGGTACATTTAGAGGTATAGACCATACTATAGTTTTATTGCACATAAACTGATTGTAGGAATCTACTGTAACTCCCTTGAGTATAGTACTGTGTATAATCGCATCCCCTATCTGTATACCAACATGGGATAGAGGTTCTTTAGTCACATTTCTGATCAACCAAGAACCAGGCATATTAGATGCTGTAAATAATAATGTTACTTCCATTTAAACATTCTCTCTAAATAATTTAAATAACATATGTATGGGGCACTGCACGCCTACACCGTGCTTTACTAATATCTCAAACTTATTAGTATGATATGTATTGTTATAGGGTAATGTCTTAGCTGTCTTACCATCTAAGTCTAGATTACCTGAAATGTATCGAAGATTTATCCCACCCTGTGTGAATGGCACTGAACCGTTTGGTGTTGGTAGGTCTGGAATTGCTGTAGCCCACATTCTAACATCAGAGTTAGGAGGTGTAGGTTGTTCTAATATTCCACCAATAATATCAATATCCTGATCAGCTTCCCATGTGAATACTGTCTTTACACAGTTTGAGTCTAGCTCTGCTTGTGTTCCTGCCACTAACTCTACATCCGAAGCATTATAAAACTTTAAGGTTGTATACCCCAAGTCATTCCCTGCTTTATCCTTATTATAAGTACTATTTAATTTACTGGTTAGAAACTCTGTACCATGTAACTGGAAGTGCCAACCTGATTTAGTTATCTTGGTCCTTGCAAGGGGTATACCATTCGAATCTGTAAATGTTTTATTAGCATTAGCCTGATAGTTGTTTACATACTCTGTCCACTCAGCTGAGGGATCAGAATTAGTTGTACCATCATATGCTCTAAAGAAAACATGTAGCTTACCGTCTAATAAATGTATTTGAGTCTGATCATCATTATCGTTATCCTTAATCTCTTGAGGAGACAATCCACGATCTAAGTACTTTTTAAACTCTGTCCAATCTCTTATTCTGCGCATCTAAGCCTCCACATAATGAATAAGTAAGTTTTTCATCTTCTTATTATTTTGTTCAGCCCTTGCTGATATAGTTAATGTTGTATAAGTCAAACCACAGGGTGGTGTAAAACAGAATTTAGATCCAGTCTTAATTGCCATTATCCCACCTGTAGTGCCTCCACCACTACTACTACTTCCACTACCGCCTACTTGTATATCCTCTAAATCGTCTAAGTCAATAGTAAATATATCTTGACCATCTATATTAATTCTAACATCAACTCTATCTGTGCTAAAGTGTATAATAACAGACTGAAGTATACCATTACTTAGAGTCTTTAATGTAACAAAAGAGCCGTTCACTAGACTAATGTCTGAGGTATCTAGCTCGGTTCTCCACTTATCTCCGTCGATAGTAGGGCAACCACTCTGTGCTACAACCGTAGCCTGGACCTTAAGTTTATCACCATCATTACCAATGATAGTCCCATCAGATCCTCTAAGTTTAATCCTATCTATTATACTGCCAAACATTAAGCTACCTCCGACAATCTTACATCAGTAGTAGCATCAGCAATAAAGTATATTGGAAGACTTTCTCCAGTAGATATAAATACTGTAGTACCACTAACTATCAAGTGTCCTGTAGACGTAGTTACTCCAGAACTATAAGACCAATAGATATCATTATCCAATGGTTGAACAACAATAGCCTTACGGTCAGGATAGATAGATCCTCCTACCTTAGCCTCTACTTCTGAAGTTCCTACGGGAAGAGACCCAGTAATTCCTGGACCATCTAAGTAATTAATCATTAGTTATCTTCTTTAGTTTCACTAGGCTCATGAATCTTGGGTTCACCCATAACATGGCTCTTAATCTTAGGCATCATTGTACTCTGTGCCCATTGTAATAGTTTAAAATACTCTAACGCCTCTTTACCATCTAATCCTGCAACCTTAAGGTGCATCATATTTAACAATTTAACGAAACTCTCTACATCTTTTTCACTGAAAGATTTCTTTGCTAACTCTTCAAATGACATTTTATACCTCCTTTAATACATCCTCTAATACTGTATATAAAAGGATACCTGAAGTCAAGTATAAAACCTGACTCAGGCATTTAGATTATGACATTTCCATAGTACGGATTTCAGATCCAGCATCAACACTGACAAACTCAATGTCAATTGAAGCACCAGCCCTAAGTTCCATAAAGGCTTTAGGGGAGATTGGGAAACCATTAGCGGTTGTTACACCGGAAGCTCCAACATAAATCTTTTTATTATCATTGTTGTAGATCCACAAGTACTTACGAGAAGCCAGTGGAGAAGCCACAGCGTCCTCAGCAGTATTTGCAACAGTCATAGTGTTAGCAGCATTCGCAATAGCAGTATTAGCTAGAGCGGAATCAGAACCAGCACCAGTGTCAACAACCCGTACAGCACCAGTAGAGTCCATGCTGAGTGGAATATAGTCGCCGTCAGCGGCTAGAGCAGTACCAGCATCGTTACGTACACCAAGACTCATAACACCTGGATCACCAGAAACGTGAGCATCGTCTTCGTTGTGGGATAGTCCAGAAAGAGTAGTATTAATAGTATCAAGAGTAGTCCCCTGATCCAACAATTCTACTTCGATAGCAGCTAAGTCAACAACCATAGCATTAGTGTCTAAGAGGATATTGTCCAATACACCATCGATAGTTGTTAGTAAAGCTTGAGCATCTTCATCAGTTACGTACAAAGCACCCGGAGCATTTAGCTTGAGTGAAGCATAATCTCCATCTGCGGATACAGAAGAAGCCAAAGTATCTTGCCTTACAGCTAAGATATGAGAACCTTTGTCAGTATCACTATGTGCAGAATCTTCTTCGAAGATGTCTTCTTCATTGATTGTGATTGATCCAGAAGCTAGGTTTACATCCAAAGCTCCACCAGTTTGAGTAATGTCAGTACCATCACCCGCTTGGAGGTTAACATCAAGGTTCGAGTTAATGACGAAAACGTCAAGACCTTGCTTTCCACCTTCGAGAGTGTCGGTAATGAGCGTACTACCATCAGAGGATATAATCCCACTGAGGATCTTATCTGAATCCG